TGGAGGACAATCTCCTCGGCGAAAGCATGACGGACGTACATGCCCTCGTCAGCCGCGAATTCTTCGACAAGCTGATCGCGCACCCCAAGACCGAGGAGGCGTACAAGTTCTACGCAGCCACCGGCGCGCAGCCGCTGCGCCAGGACGTACGCCGGAACTTCCCCTTCGCGGGCATCGTGTTCGAGGAACACGCGGGCACGGTCACGCTTTCCACCAAGGCGACCGAGCGGCTGGTCCCCGCCAGTGAGGGCATCGCCTTCCCGCTTGGCACCATGGACACCTTCACCACCTATGGCGGCCCGGCGAACCTGCTGGAGGCGGCGAACACCATGGGCCTGCCACTCTATGCTCGCCAACATCTGGACGAGAAGGGTCGCTGGATCGACCTGATGACCGAAGCCTCGATCCTGCCGGTCAACAAGCGGCCGCGCATCGCGATCCGCATCCACACCACGAACTGACGGGCTCGCCATGACCGTCTTCGCCGCCGCCATGGATCGGATCTTCGCCAACCCGTGCATGGCGGTGGCCGCTGTCTGGATTTCCGCCACAACGTCCGAAGAACGCCCCATCCGCGTCATTCGCCGCGCCCCAGATCGGATCACCGAATTTGGCGCGGGGCGCATTGTCAGCGACACGATGATGGTGGACGTTCGCGTGTCAGACCTCCCCGATCCCCGCCCCGGCGATCTGATCGTTATCGGGGCCGAGAGCTTCACCGTTCAGGGCGAGCCGGTGCGCGACCGCGAACGCCTGCTCTGGTCGCTGGACCTGCGGCCATCATGAAACTGAAAATCCAGTTCGACCCCGACCTCGTCGCGCAGATGCAGGCCGAAATCGCCGCCGGGGAAAAGGCGGTGTCCGCTGCAATGCGCGAGGCGGGCACCTCCCTGAAATCCGCCTGGCGGAGCCAGATCACCGGCGCGGGGCTGGGCACGCGCCTCGCCAACTCGATCCGCCTCGCCAGCTTCCCCAAATCCGGCGACAGTCTGAACGCGGCTGCTCTGGTCTGGTCGAATGCGCCGGTGATCATCGGCGCGCATGACACCGGGCCACTAATCCGGTCCAAGGACGGGTTCTGGCTGGCGATCCCAACGCCTGCCGCCGGGAAAAGCTCGAAAGGCGGCCGCATCACCCCGGGTGAATGGGAACGCAGGACCGGGCTGCGGTTGCGCTTTATCTACCGCCGCCGCGGGCCGAGCCTGCTTGTCGCCGAGGGGCGGTTAAATTCCAAAGGCCGGGCGACCGCGTCCAGGTCGAAAACCGGGCGCGGCGTCGCAACCGTGCCGATCTTCCTTCTGGTGCCGCAGGTCAGGTTGCGCAAGCGGCTGGATCTGGCCCGGGATGCGGAAAGTGCGGTAGATGGGGTGCCGGGATTGATCGTGGCGAAGTGGGTAGAGAAGGTCTGATCCTCGCCGCCCGTCAATAGCCTGCCTCGCGCTGATGGCGCACGGCCAATACCACTGCCGTTTCGCCATCAAACCGATAAAGCGACACATAGCCGCTGTCGCCAAAGGTGATGAACCACTCGCGAAACTCCGGCTCCATATCCTCGACCGGCCGCCCGGCGCCCGGTTGGTCGCGCAGGATCTGCATGCCCTCACGGATGGATTTGACCGCACGGCGGGCGGCATCGGCGTTCTTGTCGAAAAGGAAGCGATGCAGCCGCTCAACATCCCGCAAGGCTGCGGGCGACCAAATCAGTTGTGGCATTCAGGAGCTGCCGCCTCTTCGCCTGCTTCCAGTTTGGCAAGCCAGGCGTCGGCTTCTTCATGCGTGACGTGCTTGCCCGTCGCTTGAAATTCCTCCCACGCTTGAAGCCCGGCCTTGCGAAACGCCTCGCGTTTCTCTTCGCGTTCGACAAATTGCGCCACCGCCTCGCGCAGCATCCAGTGGGTCGAGCGGTCCTTGGCATCCGCCAAGCGCTTGAGGCGGTCGCGGGTGTCCTGATCAAGCTTCACGGCAATGGGGCGGACGGCGTTCATGGGTACGGCTCCAGCAGAGTATTCAGAGGTATTACCTTTAGCATGGTTGCGATCCTCGCAGAAGTCACAATTCAGAAGGCAGGCCTCAATGCCCACCACCCGCGAAACCATCTTCTCCGCGCTGCACGCACGGCTACAGTCGCTTCCCGCCCTTATCCTTCGTGACGAGGTGCTGCCCGAACGGATCCCGGCAGCGGGGCTGATCATTCTGCGCGACGGCCAACCGGGTGAGCCAGAAGTAACGCTGTCGCCCGTCCGCTACCACTATCAGCACCGCGCAGAGTTGGAGGTCGTCGTCGAGGCGGGCAACGGCCGGGCCAGCGCCTTCGACACCCTGATCGCCGCCATCGGCTCTGCGCTGGATGCTGACCGCACACTTGGCGGCCACTGCGAATGGGTTGAACCCGAAGCACCGGCCTCGGTTGATCTGCCAGTCGAAGGCGCAGCGGCGCTGAAGGCGGCGGTGATCACCGTCGTCCTGCACTATACCACCACCGGCCCCCTGGCCTGAATTCCCGAACATCGAGGAGACCCCCATGGCACGTGCACAAGGCGCGCGGGCGCAGATGGCGCTTGCGTTCGAGACGGTTTATGGCACTCCGCCGGTCACCGGGTTCACGAAGATGCCCTTTGCCAGCACCTCGCTAGGATCGGAGCAGCCGCTGCTGAACAGTGAGTTGCTTGGCTATGGCCGCGATCCTCTGGCCCCGATCAAGGACGCGGTGACGGCAGATGGCGATGTGATGGTGCCGATTGATGCCGGAGCTTTCGGCTTCTGGCTAAAGGCGGCGTTCGGCGATCCGATCACCTCTGGCGCCGGTCCCTACACCCACGAGTTCCGTTCAGGATTCTGGACGTTGCCCTCCATGTCGATCGAGACCGGCATGCCCGAGGTACCGCGCTTTGCGATGTATTCCGGCTGTATGCTTGACCAGCTTTCCTGGCAGCTGCAGCGGTCGGGTCTCTTGACCGCGACCGCCCGACTTGTGGCACAGGGCGAGACCATCGCAGCTTTGAGCGGCGCGGGCACGCCTGCTGAACTGGCGGTGAGGCGGTTCGGCCATTTCAACGGCGCGATCAGCCGCGATGGCGCGCCCCTCGGCAACGTCATCTCGGCCGAGATCACCTATGCCAACAGTCTCGACCGGATCGAGACCATCCGCAGCGACGGCAAGATCGACGGGGCAGATCCTGGCATGGCCGCGCTCACCGGCAGGATCGAGGTGCGCTTTGCCGACAGCGCCTTGGTGAGCCAAGCGATCAATGGCGATCCCTGCGAGATCAGCTTCGCCTATGTGCTGCCCACGGGCGAGAGCTTCACCTTCACTGCGCATGCCGTCTACCTGCCCCGCCCCCGAATCGAGATCTCAGGGCCGCAGGGCGTGCAGGCCAGTTTTGATTGGCAGGCGGCCCGGGCAGAAACGTCCGGCCGGATGTGCACTGCAACCCTGATCAACGATATCGAGGCCTACTGATGATCTGCCTGAACCTGACCGCTACGCCCCAATGGCTTGACCTCGCCCCCGGCCTGCGCCTGCTGGTGGGCCCACTGACCACGGCCCTGATGGTCTCGGCCCGCGCCGATCTGGCTGTGGAAACACTCCCGGAAGGCGCGAACCAGGAAGAAATGGCCCTCGCGATGGCAAAATCCGTCGCCCGTCGCGCGGTGCTCGATTGGGAAGGGGTCGGCGATGAGGCGGGAAACACCCTCCCCGTCAGCCCCGAAGGCATCGACGCCCTGCTGGAAATCTGGCCCATCTTCGAGGCCTTCCAGACCCAATACGTCGCGCGCGGTCTCCTGTTGGACGCCGAAAAAAACGTCTCCGCGCCCTCGCCGACTGGTCCTTCGGCGGGGGCGACCGATACTGCGCCGCCTGTGCCGGTGCCTGCCCCGATTGCCCGGCAAGACTGAACCGACCAACGACACTGGAGGGTTGGCAGATCTGGGACTTGGTCGGCCGCCTTGGTGGGCAGTTGCGGGTGGTCCCCGGCGCGGTCATCGGCTGGGACATGGGCGCGGCCCTCGCCTTGGCGCAAGCGCTGGGCCTGCCCCCGCTGATCGTGGCCGAACTGCTACCCGAGATAGAGGCGGTGATGGTGCGCAAACTGAACGAACA